GGGGGAGAAACTTATTCAGGAGAAACCAGTCAAATTATGAACAGACAACGTCGTTTATCACCAGAGCTTAGACTATTTTACCAGACGGAATTTGTGTCTGACCCCGATATTATGGGGACAGAGCATCCCGGATGGCGCATAGTTTCTACTCTGCCACTTGAATGTTACATTCAGCAGGATGCGAAATCTTCGTATCTTGAGGATGTTAATTCGGATGGACAATGGCATTATAATCCCTGTTCCCATGAACAATGGGTCGGGGATTATGGAACTTTGGGTGATGACCCAACTAGACTTGAATCTCACCTCGAATTTGTGGATATTGGAGCTCGCATAGGCGAGCCACCGTTTCCCTTATCTCGATTGTGGTCGGTCCCAGTTGGAAAGATCTTCCTTGATCTCCGTTCGGAGTATGGAAGGCTTTTTAGTTCTCCGTTCCTTCGGGAACGTGTGGAACGATGGTTCTCTGAACAAATTCTACCCACTCGAATCATGGTAGATCGCGACCCATTTGAGTCGCAATTTTCCGTATGGTTCTTGTTAGCAGATATTGTTCAGATCCCGAAATTATTGCTTCAATTAGCTAATCGTACGCGCTTTGCAAGTAATCAGTCACTGATAGGGAATAAAACCCTGAAACAGTTAGCTGATGATAAGCTTGCACGTACATTTGGCATTGAAGCAACGTATCGGGATTTCGTTGATTTCTTTACTGCCATCGAAAGATGGCGTAAGGCAGCAGACGAGTTTGAAAAACACACCAAGGACATTTATCGGTGGCACGGGGAGCGTTTTGACGCATCCCCGTTTATACCGGACTTGCCCGAAGTGGAGTCATTTGAATGGCACCACTTTGGGACGTCGGGATTCTTCATTAAAAGATATCCCGACCTTGTGCATTGTGTTCACACTCGGACGATGGCATATCGTCTAAAGTGTCCTGAGTTAAGAAGCTGGCTAGCACGGTTTAAGCAGTTCGTGGACCTTTTTGGGGTTCTCGATCCTGCTGCCGTATGGGATCTCATCCCGTTCTCGTTTGTGGTAGATTGGTTTCTACCCTTTGGGAACTGGTTACATGAGCATCGGCCACGCCTCTTTCCCGTATCTATTGAGGTACTAGATTATTGCGAAAGCATTAAACTAGACGTCCACTATAGATACGTTGCTGAGCCTTCTACAACGTCCCTCGGAGAACCCCGTTATTGGGATTCTCCAGATGGGTCTCCGTTGTCTTCCTTTATAGGAAGGGAGGTTCACTCAGTCTACCTTCGTCGGCGCTTTAGGCCTGATGAAGCTAGAGTTGGGACAAGTTCTAGGAATCCCATAATTCGGTACGAGAATGCGGTAATTGCCGCTAATCTTGCCGGACAAAGGATACCTAGACCTGGCATGATCGGGGATGAATTTGAGATGGTCTCTTTTCAGAGTAGCCCTCCAAATCTACCCTCTACGCCAGCTGCTGATGACGAAGCAGAAATCAATAGGAAATGGGCTCAGTCACAGTCTGATCGAAGAAAGGCTATGCTCGGATTAAATCCGTGGCTTGCTAAATTCGAAACTGGGGCTTCCCGTAACCGTCGACCGTCTGATCACCGGTTGCCATACCGATCTCCAAAAAGAGCTATCGTGGAGTTCGCTTCATTGACGACGCTGCGTAAAAACAGACAGAGTCAAAATGCGAACTTGCGACCGCTCTGAGTAAAGAGACGAGTACAGCGCCATTAATACCGGCGTTGTTTGCGTGTATGACTGTTGGACCAAACTGGTTCAGCAAGTAAACTATACGCGCTATGCACACATACCATGGACATTCATCCATCGTATTAGTTAGTGTCAGTTACCAATAGATCCGAACATATGTTACCAGATCCACTAGTATTCGCATGGCCCGAAACCGGTGAAGTAGTTACGTCTCTTGGGGAGGCGCTTGTTAGCGCACCCCTTGTCGACAGTGCTACCCCCGGGCGGACTGTGCGGGCTTGGAGTGGGGATGGCCTTAATGGCACCCTCACTATTTCTCATTCGGAAACGAAGGAGAACAAGCCTTATGGCACTAAGCGAGTTAACATCCGAAACGAAGCGACGAAAGTCGACGACGCCGGTGTTACCGTTACGATCGCCGTTCAAACAACTCTGATTTTCCCAAAATCAGGGTTCTCTGAAACGGACCTGTCTAAAATCACCGAGATGCTCCTGCCATGTATCCTTTGCGGATATTCAACAGAATCAGCTCGAGATTTGAGTTCCGGCCGCGCACTTCGCACCAGGCTTTTGCTTGGTGAGGGTTAGCGGGATCGTGCAATAAAAGCGCGTGGTGAAGTGGTAACATGTTCGGCTAGGAGACTACCCATATGGGAAATCATAATAGCCTGGACTTCTATAAGTCTGTAACAATGCGGCTTCACCGCGATATAGCTGAGAGGTTTGGTGCCTTTCGAGGTTCACACCCCGATAGGTTTCGACCTGAACTCATCAAGCATTATGACCGCGATACTCTAGAAATAGAGAAACGCTGTCACGAGGAGGGTCTTTCGTTTTTAACGAAGACCCTACCCTCGCTAGGTAAGGCCGTTGATAGAGCCTTATCTGGTGCTGCTCCGCTGCACTGCCCTGGGTTCCATAACCTTAAAGGCAGCTGTTTACCAGCATTCTTAAACTGGCTAACAGAGCGGGTGTTCTGTAGGTGTACCGGCTTCGTGAAATACGAAGTTGATACGCATGCACTTAAGTGTCTGCGAACAATAGCTTATTTGAATTATAAGCTTGAGGTACCATATGATACAAAGACCACAGAAAAGGTCCTTGAAACGTACATCCAAAACGAGGAGACGCTGGCAAACCACCAGCTTAACTCGTCTCATGACCCTATGCTCAACCATGCCAGCGAGTTGCTGGCCGTGGTTCTTGCTGGGACTTGCACTCGGGATATATATCCTAAGCACGGTCCCGGTGCGGTCGCTACAGGAGAGACTCCCTGGGAAAAGCCAAACTTCAAGAGGATCTATCGCTCGTTAGAGTGGTATTATCCTCGTGATAGTTACTTTTTCAATGGAGCTGATCATGCGCGACGGCACGAGCCCTGGGTCGAGGACATGGAACGATTGGAATCAGGTACCAGTAAAATGGTACTTGTGCCCAAAGATTCCAGAGGTCCTAGGATCATATCATGCGAACCTCCTGAGTTAATGTGGATCCAACAAGGCATACGGAAGAATCTGTATGACGCGGTGGAACGACATCCGCTAACAGCGGGATTCGTGAATTTCACGGATCAAACTATCAACAGGAAGCTAGCATTGCGCGGTTCCCTACATGGAGCGATACATCTCTCGCGAGAGAGTGTATCATGTTCATGTGCGTCCTGCCATTCACCTGCCTTTGAAAAGGCATTAGAGTGGCGACGCTCCCAGCAGCTTGCTGCTGGTATCCCTATGGAGGCTCATCTATCCTGTGAAAAGGATGGATGGACTCCAGGGGGTGGGAATTGGGTAACACTAGATATGAAGGATGCGTCTGACATGGTCTCGTTAGAGCTCGTAAAACGGCTCTTCGATAAAACTGGGTATCTCGGGCCGCTTCTTGCGTCTCGATCGACCCATACAACCATGCCGGACGGTTATAAGCTAAAACTTCGAAAATTCGCGCCAATGGGGTCAGCCTTGTGCTTTCCCGTTGAGGCGTTAGTTTTCTGGTCTCTAGCAGTTGCAGCACTGTACATCGATGCTGATCTCTCGTGGCGTCAAGCCACCAAGAGAGTATACGTGTATGGAGATGACATCATATGTCAACGCGAAGACTATGCGTTGATAATGCTGCACTTGACCCAGTTCGCCCTTAAGGTGAATATGGATAAGTGCTGCGTCTCAGGATTCTTTAGAGAGTCCTGTGGGCTTGACGCCTATAAAGGCGTCGTTGTTACACCCATCCGATTGCGGAAGACATGGTCTCATCTGGTGAAAGACCCAGCTAGTCTTGCTTCGTACGTGAGTAAATCAAACTCATTATACGAAGCAGGATATTGGAGGGCCTCCGAATATATACAAAGGTGTGTAGAGGAGCTCTATGGAGAACTCCCTTATGTACCTTATAATATTGAGCTACCGAAGGGTGATGAACCCTATCTTAGCCCTGCTGGCCAAGTAATTGGCTGGTTTCGGAAGGATCAAGACGTCTACGGCTATAGAACCGCTCGTCTGAAGAATAGATTCCAGCGATGGAATCCAAACCTTCAGCGACTGGAGCTCTTTGGCTGGGTGATTAAACCGGACATAAAGATGTTCAAGGTTAATCACTATAACGAGTACTTCAGAAGTTTAGCTTCGGGAAGTACAGGCGCAAAAGTTGGCCTCTATGCGGTACCACACCGCAGTCGCTTGAAACGTGGATGGG